TTGAGGTATCATCTTCAAATTTTGTCGATGATATTAAAAAAGATTATGATTATACAAGAGGAAACTTGTATAGTTTGATAGAAAAAGGACAGGAAGCAATTAATGGTATTTTGGAATTAGCGCAAGAAAGTGAAATGCCAAGAGCTTATGAAGTGGCAGGGCAGTTAATAAAAAATGTTGCCGATGCCACTGATAAGTTAATGGATTTGCAAAAAAAAGTAAAAGAGGTTACTGATGATAGCGCAAAAGGACCAACAAATGTCACTAATGCTTTGTTTGTTGGATCCACCGCAGAGTTGGCAAAGTTATTAAAAAATCAAAATTTAGAAAAAGAGTGATTTTTTGTAAAATAAATATTATAAATGGATACGGAGTGTAATAGTAGGTGCCATTAAGAAAACCCTCAGAATATTTTATTGATATAGATCCAAAAACTACCCTTGATTATGTTCAAGAGGAACTAAATTCTGCATCTCCAGAAAAGATAGAAAAAATATCAAAAGCTTTTGATTCATACAAAAATAATTTAAATCATTTACAAGCGTTAACAGATTTTACTGAAACATTTGATAGTTTTAAATCTAGTATTAGTAAAATAAATGATTTGTCATATGTTATTGATTCTTTAAAAAATGAAATTGCAAATTTTATTAGAAAGGAAGATTTAGACAATGCAATGATGTCTCACTTATTTTTTGTAGATGAATCTATAAAAAATATTCAAGATAATATAAAAACTTTGAATTCAAAAACTTTATTTAATATAAAAGAAGAATTTTACACATTATCAAATTTAGTTGAGAATTTTTTGAATGTTGATGTTATAAACTATAAAAACACAATTTCTGAAACAGAAATAAGAATAGATAAGAGATTTAAAAATTATAAAAATGATATAAATGAAAAAATTGAAAATATTGATAAGGGTATTGCAGATAAACTTCTATTAATTACAGAAACTGTAGAAGGTATTAATGAAGTTAATTTATCATCCATTAAAGAAAATATTTTAGATATTGATGATAAATTGAACTCAACTTTAAAGATAGAATTACCAAAGTATAAAAAATTATTTGCGGAAACAGAACTAAAAACAGAAAAAAGAATTTTTGAATCTGAAACTTATTTTGAAAAAAAATATGAAGAAATAGAAAACAACTATCAAACTAAAATTGAACAAATAAAAAATGATTTAAATTATTTTGTAGAGTCTGAAATTCCAAAATATAAAAATATGTTAATAGAATCTTCACTTAAAAGTGAGGAAGAAGTAAAAAAAATATCAGTAGATGTAGAAAAAAATATAAATGATATTAGTGAGTATGTTAAGAATTTAGAGCAAAAAATAAAAAATAAAGAAATTGATATAACACAAAACTTAGAAAAAAATTTATTTACTGTAGAATCTTTTGTAAATGAATGCAGAGAAGAAATATCCTCTATATCAAGAACATATGAAAATCTACATAAAGATTTTAAGAGAAGAGAAATATTAGAAAGTAAAAAACTAGAAATCCAAGCAGAAAAACTGAATGATTTTTCAGAAAAATTATTTAATTTGGAGAATGTCTTAACGAAAGACATTTCTACCGTTCAAAAAAATTTAAATATTAGCACTTCAAATTATTATGATGTTTTAAAAAGTGAAGTTGGATTTTTTGAACAAAATATTTCAGATAAAATAAAAGATTTAGAAATTAATTTTTATAGAAATGAAAAACATATTCAAGATGCAAAAAACGTTCTCAAAGAGACTTTATCTAGAATAAAATTTGAGGAAATAGAAAAAAAGAATACTGAGATAACTGAAAAAATTTCTAAACTTGAATCTATTTTAGAAAAGTTTGATGAAAAGAAATTATTAACAGAAGACTTAACTGGATCATCTTCAACTAAAACAAAAGACCCATTAACACCTCTCAATCAAGACTTTGTAACTTTAAAAGATTTAAAAGAACATTATAGAATTTTCATCAATAGAATTCAACAACAGTTAGCATCTATTGGTGGTGGTGGTGCAGGATTCATAAAAGATCTTGCAGATGTTTCTTTTGATGAGAGCACAGGTGAAAATAAACTACTAATTTACAACGGAAACAATTGGGTAGGTATTGCTAGCACATCTTTAGGTGGTGTTAACGCTCTTACGAATTTAACTGATGTTAATTCCTCTAATTTAGGAGATGGTAGATTTTTAAGGTATGATGCATCGACAAGTAAATTTACATTTGCACCAGTATCAGCATCTAATTTAGAATTGATTGCAGGTGATATTCAATCAGGAATTTTAACAACATCCGGAATAGGCACGGCAGTTATCATGTCAATAAGTGCCTCTACTTATAGGTCCGCTAATTATCAAGTTCAGGTCACTGAAGGATCAAATTATAACATGACAACAATTAATGTTATTCATGACGGAATAAATACTTATATGACAGAATATGGAACTATAAATCATCCAATTGGAGTTGCAACATTTTCATCTGAAATAAGTGCGGGATCTCTGAGACTTTTGGCATATCCTTCTTTTGCAAGCGCAACGACTTTTAAAATTGTTTTTACTGCAATAGAAACATGAAAACTTTTAAACAATTTCAAGAAGACTGGACGAATAAATATAAAAAGAGTATTGATTGCTCAAATCCAAAAGGATTTTCTCAACGCGCTCATTGTGCGGGAAGAAAAAAAAGAGCAAGAGGTGAAAACACTAAGTCTAATCCAGTTGAATGACAAAAAACGGTCGCTGTCCTAAGGGGCAATATTATTGTTACACTAATAAAGAGTGTAAACCAATTCCCGCCGGATTTCTAATTGATCCAGCAGGAATGCTTGTGAAAGAAAATGGAGCATCAATTGATGAGGGTGCGCGTATTCCAAAAAAACCAGGACAACCAGATAAATCTAATAAACACTCAGATCTTTACACAGATGAAGATCCAAAAGGAACAATTCAAGGACTAGGGTTTAAAGATGTTCAGACTGCAAAACAGAGTGTCTCAAAAATAAGAAACTCTGGAAGATCTCATGCTCATAAAATCCAAGCAGCAATTGCTATGGAACAAAGAGCAAGAGTGGCAGGGAAAACTTCAGAGGCTGCTGTGTATAGAAAATTCATTAACTCTATGAAAAAGAAAACAAAACAAATGAATGAAGAGGGTCTTCGTGATTGGTTTGGTAAATCCAAATCAAAAGATGGTAAAGGTGGTTGGGTTAATGTTGTAACTGGTGGCACCTGTGCAAGTGATGAACCTGGTGAAGGGACTCCAAAGTGTGTTTCCTCTGCAAAAAGAGCAAGTATGACACAAGCAGAAAGATTGTCTGCAGCAAGAAGAAAGAAAGCAGCAGATCCTGGACAACAATCCAAGACTGGTGCTGCAAAACCTACTTATGTTTCAACTGATTCACCTAAAAAGAAAACACGTAAAGAAGAAATAGATTTAGTCAGTTTGATTGAAAAAAATAATTGCAATCACACCAAAGAAGGTGTCAATTGTCCATGTCACGGAAAAAAGAGGTGTCCTGTAGTGATAGAATCAAAAGATCACGAATACTCTATGGCTCGTTCAGAACTTTCCACAATTATAAGTGCTGCTAAAAGACTCAAAACTAAAATGGCAAAAGGTGAGGGTGATGTGGAAGCATGGGTGCAGTCGAAAATTACCAAAGCTGCAGATTACCTAGATAGTGCAGCAGATTACGTTGACAGTGGAGAAATGAACGAAGAGTCTGACAAAAAAGGTAAAGGTAGTGGCACAAAAGATGCTTGCTATCATAAGGTTAAATCAAGATATCGCGTCTGGCCCTCTGCGTATGCCTCCGGAGCACTGGTGAAATGCCGTAAGGTAGGTGCTGCTAACTGGGGTAATAAATCAGAGGGATTTAGCCCCTCTCAAATAAAAGTTTTAGAGGAACTAGGATTAATCACACTAAACGAAAAAGGTCAAAAGTGTTGGCCTGGATATGAGAAAAAAGGAAGTCAAACTTTATTTGGAAAGAAATATAATCGTTGTGTAAAAAAAGAAGAAGTTGAAAATTTAGATGAAGCAGTTCGTATTCCTGCACAGACTGGAAATATTATTCTCGTTAATCTGAACTGGAGAGGAAAGTATTATATGATGAAAATGTTCTTCCCACAGACAACAAAACCAAGTAGAGCCGAAGTTCAAGATCAACTTGAGAAGGTTTATCCCGGAGCAAGAGTTCAATCATATCAAGTTTCGGATATTAAACCTGGAGAACCTTTAGTTCAAGTTACTGAAGAAA